GCTAACATGGCATAGCCCTCCACCCCCGGTAACTCCAGTTGCAATCGGATCAAATCAGGGTCCATGGTACTCCGGGTTACCCCGGGCCGTGTCGGATGTGCCGGCCAATTAAGGCAAGCACGGGTTTGTCGATCGTCCTAAGCATCTACGACAACGTCTCCGTCGTTGAACTCCTCCTCAGAGTCACAATCAACTTCGTCGAGCCCGTCGTCACGGTCATCATCCTGCAGCCGCGCCTCCAGCAAAGCAAGCCTTGCCATCATGCGATCCAACACACTGTCGTCGTACGCCCTGCGAAGGACGGGAGTGGGGAGAGCTTCCGAAGGAACAATATACAGGTTGAGCGCAGTAGGCACAACAGCAGTATAGTTCGTTCGGATCTCAATCCACCCAGCGCCCAACGCGTACGTACCGTCAGTCAGCGATCCGACGGTCATAAGCGTCGAATACGAAGCCTCGCCTGTGAGAGTTGTTCTCTCACCAGTCAGGACCAACTGCAAGGTCGCTGCCTGCCCACTTATAACTGGGACGGCGACTGTCACCAACGGCGTAACCGTCGTGGCAGTGGTTGCAACAAACGTAACCTGATACGTCTGCCCCTGAACCAGCCTCACAGCAACGTGAGACGCGTTCACTATCTCGTACTCCAGTGACCCAACGGGGGTTGCTCCCACGAGGCTAGCCCCGCCAATAAGGCGGAGACTACCGGTGGACACCGGACCTACGAGCTGAGGCACGTGCAACTCAACTTCGTACTCAACGTACAACTCGCCAATCACAGAGACAGCAGACTCTCCAGACGTAGCGAAGAACAAATTCGCACAGTCGTAGGTCTTGATGTCCGTGTTGACCGGTTGGGTTCCCACGCGGACGTACAACGGTGGCTGTTGCTCTGGCAGGGTTGTGCCCTGTGGTGCCCAGACTCCAGCCCTCGAAGCGCCTTGATACGACATCAACTGCAACTTCGAGTCCGGCGAAGGATCCGACGCATCCAGATCAAACGCCAGCATCGTCATACCCTGAGCAGTCGTTGGCTGCGAGGACTCAAACTCAAACCTGAGCTGCCGAAATCGGTACTTCTCAAAGTTACGAGCCAAGACACTTAGCCATGGAAACGTACTGCTCTGCCCCGGGTTAACGGCATAGCGTGTGACCGCATAGCCAGTTGACCCCGAGACATCAGAGACAAGCTCACGGTGTCGTACAACCATGACATGTCCGTCCCCGGAAATACGTGCGGCTCGTTCCCTGAACCGCACTCCCATGGACACAGGGGCACTCGTTCGAGTAATGCCACCTTGCCCCGCGCGCTGCCTCTGACGCCGCTTAGCGCCCTTGGACTTCTTCACCACACCTCCGTTCCCTCGAGCGGCCACCACCTTACCAGGGTGGTTGGCGGCCAATGATCTGCTGCGAGTCATTTTAAAGCGGCACCTCTTTGGGGGGTGCCAGCCCTAACAGCTGCGCGGCTGTTAATTGGTCAAACCATTCCTCAGCAGCAAGCTGCGACTGAATGTCTATACCGAATGCAACAGCAAAATCAAGGCGCGCCTCCTCCGATATGGTGGTGGCCTGCACAAGGTCAGGACGCTCCATGTGGGCCAACCGGTAAAGGTAAGCCCCAGGCAGCTCCCTAAGCGTTTTTGTTCCAGCCCGCTTTAAGGCTAGGGCGTGCGCTTGCAAAACAGGCACACCACTGTACAAGGCCAACTGACAGACACCCATCGTATGCACATAGTCACGCATAAATCTGGGGTCGCGGGTCTTAATACCCACCCGCGACTTCCCGATCGCTCTTCTCGGATTCAGCACCATAACGCGCTGACCTCCGACGCGAATCGGCCTTCCGGCACACAAGGTCACCTCCTCCAAAGTGCGGGCGATTCCCTCAACCTTCAGATCGTGACCAAGCCGTAAGAACAGACCTTGCAGACCATTGGCAACCAAATGGGCATGCTCCTCCTCAACCATTATACAGCAGTCGTCGCCATCGTCGGCCATACGCCACTGGCTGGGGCGAAGCCCCAGCTGGCGCATGGCCCAGGCCATCATCGTGATCATTAGCACACAGTTCCCAAGAGCAGTATTCATGTCTCCGCTCATGCGGCGGCCAAACACAGTGTACTTCAAGCCAGACCGGGTGAAACATGTATTCCGACGTTGCCAACCCAACAATCGCTGAAGCGCAGGGTCGCGGAAAAGGCTCTCATACAGTGAGTGCTCAATTCGCAACAAAGGTTCAGAGACATGGCCATCAAACCTTGAACAGTCCAGTGACAATTGCACAGGCCGTCTAAGGGAGTTCCAATGTCGTTCGATCAGGGCGCCACGGGCTGCATTATTCATTCCCTTGACTATCAGTCTGCCCTCCGGAAACCACGAGTCGTGCGGCATCCCCCGAAGCGTATACAAGTCGTGTTCAAATGCCTTGAGGTAGTTGCCAAGCTCCACGTTATACCTAGCGCCACGCATCTGGATCATTCTGGGATCTTTCCTAGGATCAGTGAGCTTCTCAAGCTTAACAAAAGCTTGGATACCCGAGTCCTTAGGTCCGATCGGTCGATTCTCCAGGGATTCAATGGCGCGTAGATACCGAGCTCGCTTCAACCCAGTGTAGTGCTTTCCCCACACGTCGAAGCTGACCTTAGAACGAGGTCCCAATCGACTTGCAAGCGAGGCAATCACCCACCGCAGCTCACCAATCGCTTTCGGATCCGGGGCCGGCCATTTACAGGCGACCCGATTCACCGCAGCCAGATACTGGTTATGCTGACAATCATTCTGAACAAATTTGGCTGCCCCGCGGGTTGCC